GTACTTAATTAAGATTAAGCAATACCAGTTGCAGGTACTTCTACGTGGAAGCAGATGTACATTGTTTGAGGATGGTGACCAGCCTCAACTAGAGCGTATCTAGATTTAACTGCAATCTTAGGTGACATAGTACCTTCAGAGATAGTCTGAATTGACTCAGCCATCATGTAAGGCATGAACTTAAGACCTGGTTCGTCGTCTCCACCTTTTCTACCTACTAGCACTCTTGTGTCTCCGAAAGACATGTTCTGGTCAACATAAACTGTCATACCAGCGATAGAACCAACTGGGTAAAGTGTACCGTTGTTCTGAGTAAGAGTGTTTGTGAAAGGAGCGAAAGTGAACTGAGAGATATCCTGTAAAGCAGAGGCAACTTGAGAGTTAGTAACGATGAAGTTAGCAGGGCCTCTTCTTCCTCTGTTTGCAACCACGTTAGCAGCAGCAAGGATTCTTGAGAATAGTCTTCTTTGTACAGTTGACTGGTTCTCATAACCACCTGTACCGATAGCAGTACCACCAGCAATTACAAGCTGAGCGTTATCTTTACCGATGAAGGTTAAGTTAGATCCACCTCCAGTGAATTTCAAGTTCAAGTTAAGGTTAGTACCTTCTGTGTTCTTGAATTCAGCGTGGTTAGACCATCCAAGAGCAAATGCTCTAGAAAGGATGTGCTTGTTGATCGCCTGAGAAACCTCATTAACAAGTGCGTTTTCGATCATAGAAACTACGTCGATACCGAATTGCTTGTTAAGATCTTGGATTTGCTCAGTTGTCACAGAAGCAGCAACTTGGAAAGTTCCAGCTTCTACGAACTTAGTGAAAGTAGTTAAACCAAGAGACTTGAAATAAGTACTTTCAGCTGTACCTCTTGACATAGGATCGTAGGCTTTTGTACCGTCTACGTATGGACCTTGCCAAGCGTTTGTGTTGTCAAGACCAGCACCAGAAGCACCTTGTACGTGATCTTCTAGAGTCTTAACTAATACTGCAGCACCGTTAGCATAGCCTACTGTTGCAGAGATTGTGTAAACGTTTGTTCCTGTATTGAATGAACCAGAGTAGATAACTGCATCTGCATCGATTGCTTGAGCAATTGAGAAACCAGTTGTTTGAGCTATTACTTGGAAAATTGGAAAACCATCGATACGAGAGTTACCAACATATTTACCAGCTACAAGAGCACCAACACCAGCACTATCAAGATCTTTTGTTGAAGAAAGACCTGCAGCACCTAGAAGGTAAGTTGATCCTACAGTTAAACCAGATACTGGAGAAGCTGTTGAGGAAGGAACTTTAATAAGGTCAGGGGAAGAAGCTGTGTAAGGAGATACTGTGTCAGTACCAGAAAGCTTACCACCAGCATATACATAGTCAAGATAGCTAAGTACTCCTGTAGGACCGCTCATTGGGATAACTGGAACAATGTCAAAACCTACTGTCTTAGCAGCTACCTGAATAGCAAGCGGAAGAAGTGAAGGGAATTTGTCACCAGAACCAAGACCTGTACCAGCATAAGAACCACCAGCATAAAAGCCAGCAGGACCGCCAGAAAGACCTACGTTTGAAGGAGCAGCAATTTGACCCATACCGCCAAGTACGCCAAGAGTGTTGTACGCACCAGCAGATTCGTTTAGAGAGTGATAATGGCAATATTTGGTTAACCAATCTAATTTGCCTTTCTCTTGAATACCTGTTTTGCTCTCAAGTACTGGAGCCCAGGTTTCATAGATTTCATGTTGATTAATTAGTTGCATTTTTGAAAAAAATGTTATTTTTTAAATCTAGCTTCTAAAGCCTCTGAAAGGTTCTGTAGATATTCTCTAGAGACTGCCTTTGGCTGAGGAGCTGAGATTGTTTGATTTTGGGATTCGTCTATTCTTTCCACATTTGCCTTTGGAACTGAAATACCCCTAGTAGCCCAGAAGTTCTGGATTTGGTAAGGTGTGTCCAGTCTATAGAATTTGCTTTGAGCAATGATAGAGGCTTTTTGACCCTCGTTCATGCTTTCCCAAGCTCCTCTATATTTTTCTGGCATCATGTCTAAGAACTTTTCTCCAGATTGATTTTGTTCAACCAGAGCTTTACCCATGATTTCAACTACCTCTTTTTCGGATGAGTAGTTGCTTTCGTTCAACGCTTTAGCGACCTTTTGTTTTTGGCCCTCATGCAGGGATAAGAATTGTGTCTGATTTGCTTGGCTCATAAGACCCAAGAAAGGAAAATTCTTAGCTTCTGCTATTTGTTCCGTTTTTTGTTTACTAACGGTATTTAATAAGTTGTCGATTTTGTTTGAAATTTTGCTGTAATCTCCAGCATATCCAGAAGTATTTGTGTTCTCTGAAATTGCTTTAGTTACCGCTTCTTTCATTTCCTTAGTGCCGTTTGAAGAATTAACTGTCTCGGCAATATATTCAGCATAGCTAATATTCTTAGAAAGCTTTTCAGCTAAATAATCGCTGTACTGAACTGTTTTATCAAGATTTTCTCCTAGATAATCAGCATAGGCTAATCCTTTGTCTAGGTTCTCTGCAAGATACTCAGAGTAAGAAATGTTCTTGTCTAGATTTTCAGCAAGATACTCAGAATAAGAAATGTTCTTGTCTAGGTTTTCCG